AAGTACTATAGGAGCCAAGTATACATTAAAGTTTAAAAAAGGTGGAAAGATAAAATAATGGCAACAGAAAAAAATCCATTTGAAAAAATTAGAGAAGAAGTTACAAACGTAGTACAAATGCCTACACCTGAAGATATGATGGAAGGTGCACCAACATTTGAAATGGAAGATGATGGTGGTATTACTGTAGACTTTTCACAAACAAGCATAGAAATGGAAGCTGAACAATCTATACAAGAATGGTATGGAGATCTTACAGATACAGTAGAAGAAGAAGATCAACAAACTATTGCAGCAGATGTTATAGATAATTATACTGCAGACAAAGAGTCTCGTTCTGAATGGGAAGCAATGTTTGAAAAAGGTTTTGATCTTCTAGGTTTAAAGATAGAAGAAACTGCAGAACCATTTGAAGGTGCATGTACAGCAGTACATCCTATGTTAATAGAATCTGCTGTTAAGTTTCAATCAAAAGCAATACAAGAATTATTTCCACCAGCAGGTCCAGTTAAAACACAGATATTAGGTAAGTCTACTCCTGAAAGAGAAGATCAAGCTAATCGTGTACAAGAGTTTATGAACTATCAAACAACAGAGCAAATGCCTGAATACTTTGATGAGTTTGAAAGAATGCTGTTCCACCTCCCTTTGATTGGATCAGCATTTAAAAAAGTTTATTATGATGCTAATTTAAAAAGACCAGTATCTGAATTTGTTCCTATTGATCAATTCTATGTTTCTTATTATGCATCTAATTTACGTAAAGCAGATAGATATACACATGTTATATATAGAAGTCCTGTTGAGTTAGCAAAAGATATACGATCAGGAATCTATAGAGATGTAGAATTACCAGAAGCAACAAATCCACAACCTACATCTTTTTCAGAAAAAATGGATACAATTATTGGTTTGTCTCCTACAGCAACAAATGATCCACAATATACATTACTAGAACAACATTGTTATTTAGAAATAGAAGAAGATTATGCTCTTCCTTATATTGTAACAGTAGAAGAAAAATCACAACAAATTTTAAGCATTCGTAGAAACTATAAGAAGGATGATAAGAATCAAGAGAAAGTGTCTCACTTTGTTCATTACAGATTCGTACCAGGCTTTAGTTTCTATGGATTTGGTCTCATGCACTTTTTAGGAAACTTAACTATGACTGCTACTGCAGCAATGAGAAGTTTAGTGGATGCAGGTCAATTCGCAAACTTACCAGGAGGATTCAAAGCAAAGGGTGTAAGGATGGTTGGTGACAATGATCCTATATCACCAGGTGAGTTTAAAGAAGTTGAAGCCACAGGGCAAGATCTTAACAAGGCTATTGTCTCTCTCCCCTATAAAGAGCCTTCCTCTACCCTATATAATATGCTTCAATTCATAACTCAAACAGGTCAAAAGTTTGCTGACTCTACAGAACAAATTGTTTCTGATGCAGCATCTTATGGACCTGTGGGTACAACAATGGCATTACTAGAAGCATCAAGTAAGTTCTTCTCTGCTATTCATAAGAGATTACACAAATCTCAAAGAGATGAATTTAAAATACTTGCACAGATAAACTATGATTATCTACCTTCAGAGTATCCATATGAAGTACCATTTGCTGAGAAAAGTGTATTAAAACAAGACTTTGATGGTAGAGTAGATGTGATACCAGTATCAGATCCTAATATTCCATCAAATGCACATAGGATGATGATTGCACAAATGGCATTACAAATGGCACAGCAATCACCTCCTGGTATGTTTAATCTTGAAGCATTAAATAGAACAATATTAAATTCTGCTAATATGCCTAATATGGAAGAAATACTTCCACCAAAAAAAGAGCCACAAAAATTAGATCCTGTATCTGATATAATGGCTGCAACTAAAGGTATACCTATTGCAGCATTTCCAGGACAGAACCATGATGCCCATATACAAACAAAGATGGCATACTTACAAGATCCACAGAATGGTGCTAATCCTATAATGGCAAGATTAAAACCAATACTTGAAGCAAATATACAAGAACATTCTGTAATGAAATACCAAGAACAAATGAATGGTATGGCAAGAGCTACAATGGAACAACTACCACCAGATCAACAACAGAATCCTCAAGTTGCTGAAATGGCTATGGCTACTGCAGCTCAACAAGTATTAAATGCTAATCAAATGGGACAAGCTCAATCACCTGAACAACAAATGGTTGCATTAGAGCAAGCAAAAGTAGAATTAGAAAAACAAAAATTACAAGCAACTATGGCTAAACATTCTGCAGACTCTGCATTAGATGCACAAAGATTAGAATTAGAAGAAGCAGAGTTAATGGTACAAGCTGGTAAGACTGGTCAAGATGCTATGTTGAAGAAAGAAAAAGCAGATCTTGATAGAGCTTCAAAAGAAACTATGAAAGCTTTAGAC